AAACGTGATGACATCACCATTATCACCTCTTATAGACAGATCAGGGAAATAATAAATAGTATTTGGCTCTAGATTCTCAGTATTGAAAGAAAAGCTAAGTGTTTTCCCATCAATATTGATTATCGAGGTTTTATGGGGTCGAAAATATCCAATATCTTCTTTTGAAATTAAGATTTTTCTATCTGTTGATGCTGTAGTTGGATAATCAATATTTAAAAAATTTTGTGATGGGTCATCAGCCAAGATAGCCAAACCAGATACAAAATTATTTACAGTTGAACCAGTGGACAAATAATAAAAATCATTACCGATGTATTTTTCTGTTAATCTTCTTTTATTGTCTAAAAGGTCATTTATTTCTTTGATACCTAATTCCGAACTCGACATATTCGAAAACACTTCCGAAATAATTTCCGAATTATTTTTCAAAAATATATCCAACCCATAATCTAGATCTTTATTATCATAAATCTTCTCATTCGGAGTTTGGTTGAAATACAAAGGGTATGAATCATACAATTCATCGATATCGATGTCAATATCGTCTTTGATTTGTTGAATATCATAATAAATTTCACCATCAGAAACATTTTCCAAATAATTTATGATATTATTTCTTATCTCTTGTGACAATAGATTATTAGTACCAAGTAACTTTTTCTTTGTGACTTGATATTTTGCTTCTTCTCTCTTTTTATTGTAATAATTAGCAATCTCTGTTAATTTTCGACTGTAGAATGGTATTGCCAACTCTAAATCCAATGGGTCATTGAAATCCAATTGTGATAAGAATTTTTGCTCATCTGTTGTAGAATATTTTAGATTTATTTCTCTTATAAAATCTCTATATCTTTCAATAATAGTCAAAGAATCTTCCGACTCCTTCACACTTTTCACTCTATTCCATTTTTTTAGGTATTGAATGTAAACATTTTGCAAGTTATCAACTGGATCTTCTATTATTTTTATAAATTCTAAGAAAGAAAATGGTTGCGACGAATCCAAAGCATTGATAATATCAACATTTGGATTTGTGATGGACTTGGGAAGTGTGATGTTTAATACGTTCTCCATTTTTATTATTTAACCAAAGATAATGATTGATAAAGCGTATCACGTAATACGATTCCCATCGTAAAGTCTTTGTAAGATGGTGTGATGTATTCGCTGAGAATATAATTACCATATTCATCCAAAATCGGATTATTATCATTATCTCTAATAATATTTTCTGTAGATAGCATATCATATAACGTATTATCTTTGATTATGGTGTTATCATACAAAGTATTGTCTAAAGTATCGTCAAATTCAAAAAATAGGTAATATTTTTCCACATCTTCAAATTGGAAAGTATCAGGTAATACCAATGGCCATCCCCAATTTTGATTGTATGACGATAATGTGTAGACGGTATTTGTAGTATATTCAACGGGCTGCTCAGTATTCAATAGAGAGTATTTATTACTGAATTTTTCAAGTGCTACAATAGGAGTCCCAGCAGATACTACATAAGTATTTGTGTTTATTTGGTTTCCAAGATTGATACCGTATACACTCTTAGATGAATATCCTCTCAAATCAAAATTTTCTTTAAATTTGTTATTAATACCTAACAATTTGTTGTTGCTGATGGAAAAAATATCCAAAATTCTTTTAATTTTTTCTGGATAAGTGAAAGAATTGTCTTCGAACACATTATTCGATGTATCCAGCATTTTCATTTGTGAAATCAATGGAAATATTTCATTCCTATCAACATCTTGAATATTTTGAACAAAATTTGTTATTTTTTCGTATATTTTCTTACCGAGAGTATCATAAGATGAAGTCAATGTTCCAAATATAGACCCAATAAATTCATCAAATAACATATTATCATCCAGAAGAAATTCTTGGAATCGTAAATCCTTGAACATTTCAGTGGCATCGTAATTCTCATTCTTTTTCTCAATTGTTAAGAAATTCTGTGGATAAACATCAAATACAGATGTCTCACCATTCAAAGAGTATACACTACCTTGAACTGATGATACTGATCCAGATACTGTGATTTTAACATCATTTATTTTGTTTTGTGAATTGAAACATATGGTATTTCTTATCGCACCACTGAAAGAATCTTTGGCTGATATTGTATAATATTGAGATGAAATAACTTCGTTTGAAGATAATACAGTATATACCAAGTTTGAAGCAGAAAGAGGTTCAAAATTCTTAACTGTAAAGTGTTCTGAATCTTTAACTTTGATAACAAAAGGAATATCAACGTTTGAAAATTTTTGAGAATCTATGTTGAAAGAATCTTCGACGTAAAATTCACCATCCATGCCATTTGATGTGACACTGAAATTATCAACTTCATCATTTTGAATAATATTAGCAGATAGAGAAACTTTCAAATTATTATTCCATATATCATTGTTTCTTGTATCAAAGAAAAGATCGATCTGCAAATTGTTGACACTATCGTCTTTAAAATAAATCCTCTTATTACCTGATAAACCAACATAAAACGCTGATATATCAGTTGAATTTGTTAGTATGATGTCATTATTTGATATCTTAGCATATAATGGAACTGTATCTATTTCAATTTTATCAATCTCGATATATTCATATTGTTTTTTTGTTTGATTATATATTTTTTCATAAAAAGAATATGTGTTTCTTAAATGTCTGAACTTATCTGGAGTATCTTGGAAATAATACTCACTATCACTCCCACTTATTCTGTAGAATATGGTGGAAGGAGTGACATTACTTGGGTAAGTTGCAGAAGCAATTAAAGGACCTGATATCTTTCCATTTTTCCATGTAATGTTATCATAATATGATACATCATCGAAGTCTATTTTAAAGGTGTTTACCAAATAGTCTTTAATATCAACTGTTTTGATCGTATTTGATATGATAGCGTTTGAATAACAATCAAAAATTGTTAGATTGGTATCATATTTTCCAGCTTTATCATAATATTTGTTAGCAGTTAGTGATGTGGAATATGTTCCATCACCAAAATCCCACAAAACTCTAATATATACCAAATTATTAACATTTGGTATAAATTTTAACGGTGTTTCTTTTAGAGCATACGCACTAAGAACTTGTTGGTTTTTATAATCAATGATTTTAAAATCAAATTGTTGGTAATTACTCATTTACTATTGAAATTTTTTGATATATTGATTGGGGATTGAAGAAATAGGGAAATTTGAAGAATGGTAATGTCGTCGTTTGATTGATAATAAGATCATCCACGTCTTCATAAATAGCATTCCACGACACAAATGAAATACCATTGAAAATCTCATTACCATTTTTCGTTCTTATATTAGCGACCCCTTCCAAACTTAATATGTCCGATGTCAGCGATGAAATATCTAACTTTTGACCTAAAACATTTCTTGAACTATCGAAAAACGATAAGATGGTATCACCAATTTTCTTTTTCAAATTTTCAGGATTTGTTTTTGAGTCGTTTCTACGAACAATTTCCAATTTACTTGTATTCAAGACACTTTTGCTTGCGACACCATTGGTAAATCCAATATCAAAAGCGACATAAATTGGATCACGAGGGACTACTTCATGACTTAAAATTTTTCTATCTTTTGTTTTTTCAATAATCAAATTTTTCAAACTATTTGATAAAAAAGGTGGATATGCGCCATCATCTTTTAAATTAAATTTGGGAACGCAAAATACATTTACATTATTGAAGTCACAAGAATCTGCAAAATTTACTTGATTTATGATTACTCTGTTTGATTTATTAGGATCAACACAAATTTTGTAAAAATAGTCAATGTAACTGTCAATAAAAATTTTATTGTTGACAGTCTTAACAGAAGAAATGATATTCGATATTTCTTTGTTTAAGAAAGTATCATAATCATCCTCAGTTACCAATTTTATTTGAGAATTTAAATATTTGGGAACATTGTTTTTGATTTGTTCAATACTTTCTGCTTCCGATATAGCAGTGGAATTGTCTGTATTGGTGAAATACAGAAACGAATTGTTTACAGAATCAATCACATTTTCACTGTTGGAATTTGTGGTATCATTATAGATCTGAGTAAATCTAGTGGAATTAAAATTGAACAATTTGTTACCATTGATAGCACCTTTACTAATAACACCATTGAGGTTATCACTCAGGATGTAATAAATTGCAACTTCATCACCAGATTCAATTTTTTTACCAAAAATACCATTACCAAATTTCACTTCATAGAAACCTGAATCGTTTAGACGAATACTGTAGTAACGATCATCATTTTTAGCAAGGAAAATATTATCCAATTCTTGATATTCATACCATTTATCATCACTCTTTTCTTTAACATACACACTGATCGTTCCATCAGCAATAAATCTAGTATCATTGGTATCAACTCTATTAACCACTACAATCGGAAGAGTTTCAAACTCATCGCCATTTGCAGTGTATATTGGATATTCACCAACTGTGCCTTGATAAAGAATTAAATTATTTTTAATGCTATCAATATCCTGAGAACCAGTAACTGATTTTTCAAAATTAAAATCTTCCAATATTGTGTATTGGATTTTATCAACCAAGAAATATCCATATTTTCTTAGTGTGTAATTACCCACACCCAAAGAACTGCTTGCTACACATGACACAGGAACTAGAGATGTTTGTTTACCAGTAGGTTTATACCCAACCAAATTTACAATTTTGTTAATATTCTCATAAATTGTAGCTTGAGAAAACATACTCTCCGAAGCTGTCTGATTCAAATAAAACAGTAAAACATGGTAACTAAAAGCGATGATATCAATAAAAGAAGCTAAATTACTCCCCTCATAATTCTGATCAGTGAAATTAGAATTTTCATTCAATTTTTGAATGATGAAATCTTTGAGAGAAAGCGCATCAAAATTGATGTAAGCATTTTTTGGTAAATTATATTCAATAGATTCTTTCATTTTTTATTATTTAGAGGATAGTGTAACCGATGGTGTTTAATTTTGATTTAATACTTAAACCTTCCACATCTAAAGATGGGATATTAATTTGTAAAAAGATTTGATATTCCTGAGCATCAGGATCAGCAAATACTGAAACATTTGTCACAGTAATTCTTGGTTCTAAACGAGGTAATCTTTGTGAAATATCATCTTGAATGATTTCTGAGGTATAGTCATCCACAGGTTCAAACAGAAATCTTCTCAGATCAATACCAAAGGTGGGATTCAATATCTTTTGACCAGGTGCAGTCAAGAAACAATTAACAATACTATTTTTAATCGCTTCAACGTCAAATATAGCTTGAATATCTTTCAAATTTTCTTTCCTATTTAATTGATTATTATAAGAATAAGCTGGTTTGAGGTCAAAATTAACATCTTTATACAAATATCCCGAAGAACTTGCATTTTTTTGTGCTTTTGACTTTTGAAGAGATGATATTTTAATATTCACATTATTATTTAATTCACGACTAAATAATCATATGCCTAAAATTTCCCAATACGACCCAGCAACAACACCGCTATCTGGTGGTGAGACTTTTATTTTGAATCAAAAGGGGGTAACATACAATACTCCTTTAAGCTCTATCAAAAATTATACAGACACCACAGTCAGTAGCTTATCATCCAATTGGCAAAGCAGTGCAATCACAGTTCGTAGCTTATCATCCAATTGGCAAAGCACTGCAACTACTTTCCGTGCTAATTCCGCTGATTATGCAAAAGTGAATGTCAATAATAATTTTTCAACGACTCAAACTTTTGCTACAAGTTCCATCAACATAGGTAGCTTACCTATTAGCGCAACAATTGCACATAGTTTTTTTGTAGGTCGGAATGCTGGGTTGAGTGCTACAAATGCAAGTAATTCCAATTTCTTAGGTTTTTTTGCTGGTAATGGGGCTACAGGTGCAAATAATTCCAATTTCTTAGGTCAGAGTGCTGGTAGAAATGCTACAGATGCATATAATTCCAATTTCTTAGGTAATGGTGCTGGTAATGGGGCTTTAAGTGCAAGTAATTCTATTTTTATAGGTAATAGTGCTGGTGATGGGGCTACAGGTGCAAGGCATTCCAATTTCTTAGGTTATAGTGCTGGTAGGGAAGCTACAAATGCAAATAATTCTAATTTCTTAGGTTATATTGCTGGTTATGGGGCTACAAATGCAAGTCATTCTATTTTTATAGGTAATAGTGCTGGTAATAGTGCTACAAGTGCAGATCGTTCCAATTTCTTAGGTCAGAATGCTGGTGTTGGGGCTACAAATGCAAATGGTTCCAATTTCTTAGGTAATGGTGCTGGTAGGGATGCTACAGATGCAAATAATTCCAATTTCTTAGGTCAGAGTGCTGGTAGTGGGGCTACAGATGCAAGTAATTCCAATTTCTTAGGTTATAGTGCTGGTAGGAATGCTTTAAGTGCAAGTAATTCCAATTTCTTAGGTTATAGTGCTGGTGTTGGGGCTACAAATGCAAATGGTTCCAATTTCTTAGGTAATGGTGCTGGTGGGGAAGCTACAAATGCAAATGGTTCCAATTTCTTAGGTGGTGGTGCTGGTTCGTTTGCTACAAATGCGAGGTATTCCAATTTCTTAGGTTATAGTGCTGGTGGGGAAGCTACAAATGCAAATGGTTCCAATTTCTTAGGTGGTGGTGCTGGTTCGTTTGCTACAAATGCGAGGTATTCCAATTTCTTAGGT